ATAAAATCAAAGGGTTAAATCTAAAGAAAGGGATTAGACAGGTTATACCACACAATATCACTCTCAGGATCTCAGAGAACCATTAAAACAGCGTCTAAACCAGAGTAAGTGGGGCCAAGTGATACGATGGCATCAATAGTTATATATAAGGCAATGAGGCACCCTAGATGGGGATAAAAAGAAAGGGCAATCCCAGAGAAAAGGACCCCCTCCCCGAAGCGTGGGATGTGTATGGTATATATGTCTCTCTCAAAAAAAAATTACCAATTATAAGGTGAACCATGATTAGAATTATTTGCGATGAAGAAGCTCATGAAAGTGATATTGAATTGATTGAGTTGTTTGGTGTGTCTCTTATTGATAAGGATAAAGACACTATGATTGATTTACTTTATATAGTTGAAGATAGGATGTCTGGTGACTGTATATGTTTTGAAGAAAAGTGTATGTGTAATAAATGGATTTAAAAAACAATTCTTATTTGCTGTAAAGCAATGGTGATTATATGAGTCGTTTGGGTAGTCCGAACAAAAACAAGAAGTTTCTTTTGGCTAGACTCCAGGATATGTATGGCGAGCAGTTCCATCCTATAATGAAGATGGCTGAGGCTGCTAGTAAGCTTGATTACATTGCTGAGCAAGAAGGTGACGTAGCTGCTTTGACTGCTGCCCTGAATGGCTGGGGCAAGATAGCTGAGTATACTGAGCCTAAGCTAAAAGCTGTTGAAGTTCGTGCTGACGATTCAACAATAGTTAGAGTGTCTCGTAGACGCTTTGATGGCACAACAGATGAAATTGATAGTGATGCTATGATGCTCCTAGAAGAAGCTGTAGTTGCTGAAATGGTTGAAGATGAAGAGGAATCAGAAGATGAGTAAGAAGAAGCCTTTGCTGGCATCGTTAGATAAGAAAACAAGAGAGCGTCACTTCCCTGAATCCAATGGTGGCAAGGGTAGCCATGCTAGAAAATCTACTCCTGAGTCGAGAGATAGGTTTAAAGCTGCTTATGATGCCATTGATTGGAGCAAAAAGTGAGTCAAATTGAATACTGTATGGGTCCACAAGGCCAAGTATTACAGAATTACTCTGACTGTCGCTCTCAAAACTCTTTTATCTGTGGGCCATTAGGCTCCGGTAAGACAGTACAGACTATCCTCAAATTGTTTGACCTGATGTGCGAGCAAGCTCCTGTAATGGCTAAAGGGCATAAGAACTATGGTGTCCGGCTATCCAGGATCATTGCTGCTCGTAATACCTATTCTGAATTGTTCTCTACCACGATCAAAGACTGGCTGGAGATACATGAGGACTTAGGGCCATTTAGGCAGGGTAACAAGGAACCCCCTACTCATTACATCAAGTTCAGGCTAGAAGATGGAACAACCGTCCAGAGTGAGGTTATTTTCATTGCATTTGACCGTCCTGAGCACGTTAAGAAGGCTCGTGGTATCCAGACGACTTGGGTATGGCTAAACGAAACAAAAGAACATTCTAAAGCTGTTTTGGATATGCTTGATTTGCGTCATGGTCGTTACCCGTCTAACAAGGAAGGTATTAAGCCCACACATCATGGAATGCTTGGCGACACTAACGCCCCTGATGAAGACCACTGGTATTACAAGCTGGCTGAGATTGAGCGTCCTGAAGGATGGGTATTCCATAGGCAACCAGGTGGCGTGTATAAAGAAGGCGAGAAATGGTTAATAAACGATAAGGCAGAGAACCTGACTAACCTGCCTGATAACTATTATAAGAGAGGTTTAAGTGGTAAAACAGACGATTGGATCAAGGTTAACCTTGCTAATGAGTATGGTTTTGTGTCTAACGGTAAGCCAGTTCACCCAATGTACACCGATTCCGTCCACGCAGCTCACATGGAATTTACACCAAGCAAAGAAACCCCCATTATTTTAGGGTTTGATTTCGGTCGAACGCCTGCTTGTGCGTTTTTACAGCGTACAACCATAGGTAGATGGGTCTGCTTTGACGAAATGGTACTGACAGACTCTGGTGCTATTGACTTTGCGCCAACATTGAAGCGCTATATTGAGGAAACCTACCCTGGGCACGACTTTAAAGGCTGGGGAGATCCTTCTGGTGACAATAAAAACCAAGCAAACAGTGATACTCCGTTCCAGATTATGCGTGCTGCTGGCATTCCGTGTTATCCAACAGAGTCAAATGACCCGCTAAAGCGTCGAGCTGCCCTAGAAGTGCCCATGAAAGAGATGTGTATGGATGGTAAGCCTAGATTTGTTGTCCTTCCCAAGGCCTCAATGATCCGCAAAGGCTTGCAAGGTGGTTTTTGTTACCGTAGAGTTCAAACATCTGGCGAGCGATACTCTGATCAGCCTGATAAAAACGAATACTCTCACCCAGTAGAAGCGTTAGAGTACGCATTGCAGGGCGAAGGTGAAGGAAGGCAGGCTCTTAGACGAGCTGGTGGATTTGCAAAGCCCCATGTGGCTAAGGTTGGTTTTAGTGTTTTCTGATATCGATGTTGTTTTTGAAAATGACGACAATCATTGGTGGTCGCGCTTTCTGTATCCAGGCATGAGGCATTGCTATGTAGTAGTGCCTAGTGTTGATTGCTGTATTATCCACTCAAGAACCACCGAAAAGTTTG